GTCACCCGGGCAAGACGCGCAGTACCGTGGGCGCATGGCATCTACAAAAGCATCCGTCGCACGTACGTTGAACACATTGGAGAAGGAAGGGTGTGAGATCGAGTCCGGCGGGAACGGACACTGGCGAGTCACCTACGGCGGGGTACTGGTGGGGTCGGTGTCCGGGTCGCCGCACGCCGAGGTCGGGTTGAGCCACTCGCTGCGCAAGATCCGCCGCCGTATCGAACTGTTGAACACCACCGGCCGGACCTACTGACCGCCCGTCGCGCGGCCCGGCTACACCACCGCCCCCTGTTCAGCAATTGAACAGGGGGCGTTGCCGTGTTCACTTGGCCGCTACCCGGCGGGCTGCCGCCCACATCGACTCGAAATCTGCGTGCGCGGCCAGGCACGCCGGGTCCACCGGCAGCTCCCGGTAGTACAGATGCTGGTGGTAGGCGGCGTTGGAACCGCAAGGCAGTCTCTGCTGCCCCTCCGGCCGTTCCTTGCAGGCCTTCGCCGCCCGCCGGACCCGTGCCTTGCGGGACCGCTCGGCGTTGGCTGCCTTGCACCTGGTGCAGGCCTCCTCGTCCCGGGACCGGTGCAGCTCGTACCCGTAGGGCGTGCCGCACCTGTCTGACATCCGGCCGTCCGGCGTGCGGTCGATCACGTCGTCGAACAGCGCCGCCAGTACCTCGGCCTGCGCAGCGAGGTCCGGCGCCCAAGCTGCCACCGCGTCGGCCACCCGGTCTTCCACGTTCACCATGTCTCCTCCCCGGTCATGGACCGACCCCCGCCCGGGTCGGGTCGGGGGCCGCGTCGGCGCCGCGTTCTCACGCGGTCTCGGGAACCAGCTTGTACCCGCTCTTCTTCACGGTCTTGGTCTGGCCGCCGCTGGTCTGGTAGGTCGCGTTGCCCTTCTGGTCGATCACGGCCTGGTAGGTCCAGCGCCCGACCTTGATGGTGTACGGGGGCGTCTCCAGCGCCTTCTCGGCGACCTGCTGCTGCTGGGTGCGGGGCGCCTGCGACTGCTTCGCAGCCGCCTGGGCCTTCTTGATCTTGGCCTCAGCCTGCTCCGCGTTGTACATCAGCTTCTGCTCGACCTTCGCGGCCTTCTTCTCGGCGCGCGCCATCGCCTTGGCCTGCGCCCGCTTGATCCCGGCCAGCACCTGGTGCTCGAAACCCAGGCCCTTGGCGAAGTGCTCGGCGCTGGCGTGGGAGTTCACGCCGCCGTCGTGGAGCACGACCTCCAGACCGGCGGCACCAGCCTTGATCAGCAGGCTCTTCAGCTTGGCGTCGTGGCCCGGCGCGAAGATCCGCTCGGTGTACTGGGTGCAGCCGGTGCCCTCGTACTGCACGTAGTCGTTGGGGTCGCCGTCCTCCGGCACCTCCCCGATCCACGACTCGATCTCGTAGGCGTGGCACGCGCAACGGGTCTTGCTGGTACCCAAGGTCTCGGGCTTGGCGTTCATCTCGGACTCCTTGTGTCTTATTGGAAAATCTTGTCTCTAAAACAAGTAAAGCAGCCCATTGACCAGGTGTCAAGTTCGGGTCGCCCACACGCCCCCGTCGCAGTGCTGACACATCCACCACACCGTGCCTGACGTGCTCAGGAACGACTTGCCGACTTTCTGCTTGCCCGTGCTGGCGCAGCTGCGGCAGCGGATCTCCGACTGGCGCTGCGCCCGGTCCCACATCGGCGCGGGCAGCGACGCGCTCGGGTCGTGTATCGACCCGCCTCCAGGTCCGAGCATGTACACCATCCTCCCATACAGAACGGGCCGGGGTCCACACCCCGGCCCGCCGTCAACCGTCAGCTTCCGGTCGACCCGAACCCGCGCTCGCCGCGCGACTTGTCGCGCACTCTGCCCCACTGAGGGTCGTAGCCGACCACCGGCGCGGGCAGCAGGATCAGCTGGGCCAGCCGGTCACCGGCGCTGACCTCGACCGTCTTATCGGTCAGGTTCTGTACGCCCGCGAACAGCTCCCCGGTCCAACCGGCGTCGATGACCCCGGGGTTGACCAGCAGTCCTTTCTTGCGCAGGGTCGACGAACGACCGATGATCAGACCCCACAGCCTGTCCGGGATGTCGATCTTCACCCCGGCCGCGACGTCCACGAACTCGTGCGGTCCGATGGCGCAGTCCCGGACGACGTACAGATCCAGTCCGGCGTCGTCGGCGTATCCCCGGGTGGGCAGCAGGTGCTGCGGCCCGGTCGGGGTCTGCACCACCCCCCGCCCCTGCGGCACGACCGGCTCGAACACCAGCGGCTTGTTGCTCATGGCCTCGCGCACGACGTCGGCCATCTTGCGCAGGGCCTCGCCGAAAGCGCCTGACGTTTCCTCGGTGCTGCTCAAGACAGTGCATCCTCTTCCATGTTGAGGTATCGGGCCCGCTCCCGGGCCGACACCAGGTTGGCTATCGTCCAGAACCGGTTCAGGAAATCCGGCTCGCGGTCCGAGTCGGAGATCAGGTACTGGACAGCAGCGGCGATCAAGATACCCGGCGGGCAGTCGACCTCCCGCTGGTGGGACATCGCCGACTCGATCACCTCGCGGCCGAGGCGTCCGCGCGCGGCTACGTCTATCCAGTTCAGCGACGCGGACAGCTGGTCCTGGGCTGTCGGTGCGATCCGCAGGTGACGGGCCGGGGGAGCGGCGGTGACGCCGTTCACCCGGTCCCGACGGGCCGACCGCCGCAGGTCAGGCCCAGCGCCCATACTGCCGGATGTACTGGGCCATGAGGGCGTAGATCGCGACGTCGACCCAGGTGTCCTCGGTCGGCAGCTGGCCCCGCAGGATCGCATCCTCGATCCGGTCGGCCTTCTCGGCGGTGTACTGGGCCACGCCCAGCTCCAGCGCCTGGCCCTGGTTGACCCGCTGGCCCACCGCCGCCGCGAACCGGTGTCCCTTCTTCGCCAGCGAGTTGCTGCCGTACTGCACGGCCTTGGCCTCCGCCTGCGGGATGTGCTCGGCCGCCCACTTGCCGACCCACTCGCCGAAGCTGGGCGGGGCGACGTTGCCGGTGCCGTGGGTGGTGGTGCGGGGCCCCAGCTGCGCCAGCGAGTGGGCCAGGTTGGGCATGGCCGGATCCACCACCTCGAACACCTGGGTCAGCTGCGGGTCGGCCGCATCGGCCACCAGCTCCGCCTCGTTCTGCTCGCGGACCACGTCCCGCTCCTGCGGGCTCGACTGCTGTGCCATCAGTCGTACATCCTCTCGTTGATGATCGCGGTGTCGGGTCCGGTGCCGACGTACCCGAGGTGCTGGGCACCGGTGCCGAGGGTCGACAGGTACCTGCTGACGGTGTCGAACGTCAGCTCCCCTTCTGTCCCGTCTCTGGCCCCGGCCCAGTTGCGCACGGCCTGGTCGATACCGGCCAGCCGGGGCTCGACGCTGTCCGCCATGGTCAGCGCCATCCACACCACCCCCTGCCTCGGGCCCCCGTTCGCCCGGACCGCCTGCTGGACCAGCTCCGGGTCCCAGGCGCCGACCCTGCGCACCTTACGGGTGACGGTGGTGTGCTCGACCGGCAGCCCCAGCTCCTCCCAGGTGGTCTCGTCCCGCAGCCACCCCGAGTCGCCTGCGACTCGGATCGGGTGGGGCCGGACCGCAATCACCACCTTCAGATCCAGGCCCCACTTGCTCCAGTCCTGCTGCCACGGGGAGATACCTGCCTGCGCCAGGAAGTCGATCGCGCGACAGTCCCCGGAGGTGACCTTCGGGTAGTTGCCGGTGTGCAGCCCGAGCCCGTAGCCCTGGGTGCCTTCGATCACCACCGACGCCCGTGCCGATTCGTTCAGCAGGACCGACATCCAGCGGGAGGTGTCGCGCCGCGTCAGCTGGTGCAGTACCTTCGCGTCCGACAGCAGCATGCCCGCCGGTGTCGCACCCTTCGACGCCCACTCATCCCAGGTCTGCGCCTGGCGCCAGATACGGTCGGAGCGCGCGGCGCCGATGCCTTTGGAGGTGGACCCGATCCGGGCGTTCAGTCCGTTGACCTGCTCGGCCGTGACGTGGGCGCCGGTCAGCACCGTGGCCGACCGGTCGACGATGAGCCGGGCGTCCACGTCGTACCCGGCCGCATTCAGCTGTCCGATCTCGTCGGCCAGCACGTACGGGTCGACCTCCGACCCGGCCGCGATCACCAGCGTGCTGTCGGACGCGGTGACCGCCCCCACCGGCACCTGCCGCAGCCGCCACGGGTGCTTGCCTGCTTCGTGGGCGTCGCCGCAGTCGGCCGGACACCTCCCGATCACCGTGTGCCCGGCGTTGGGCCCGCCGACCCGGACGTTCACCACCTCCTGCCCCCGGACCTGCATGTCCGCGCAGATGCGTCCGGCAACGGCTCCCTTGCCCTCGGACCCGTACTGTCCGCCAACCACCACGTACAGGTTACTGGCCATACCTACCTGCCTCTCATGCCCGCGCCGCTGCACGTGCAGGCGGCTGTACCAGTATTTTTCCCTACAGCTTGCCCCGTAGTCAAGTCCTATCAGGACATTGATACACGCCACGTCTCGCGCTGCGCCCGGGTCTCCCACGAGGTCGACACCCGGAACAGCCCGTGACGCTCGGCCATCTTGGCGTCCCTGCCCTGGCCGTAGCTGGCCCACCGGCGCAGCGGCCAGCTGCGGAACGGCTCGGTGCCGGGGTTCTCGTCGATGCTGTGGGCCTGGCGGGGGGTCTGCATCACCAGCGGTGCCTCCCGGTGGCGGCACATCCACCGGACCGCCCCGATCATCTGGGAGGTACCCATCTCGCTACCTGTTTGCTGTGCAGCCAGGTCGGCGCGCAGCGCGAACGTCTCCAGCACGACCCCCCGTGGCCGGGTAGGGCCCTCAGGGTCGTACCCGAGGTGCTCCCACAGCTTGTCCAGACACTCGTCGGGGGTGCTGGCGAGTGCCTGGACACATCGGCCGTGCTGGAAGATCGCCACCCCGCATTTGGTCTCACCGGGGTCGATCGCCCAGAACAGGTCGGTACCCCAATCTATCGTCTGCACCGCGCCAGTACACCACCCCCGCCCCACCGGTGTACAGTCAGACTGACGCGGTAAACCGGGTCACCCGGTGTTGACCCACCGGGCCAGCTGGCGCTCCAGCTCCAAGACGTATCCGGCGGTCCGGTCCATGATCTCGGACGCCATCCGGATGGCGTCGTAGCTGGAGCACACGATCTCGACCTGCTGCTCGTGCTCACCGCCGATCCGGACGTACATCCGTCCCTCGGCGTTCACACCGACGTGCATCTCGGCGCCGTCCGACACCTCGATCACGGTCTTGACGGTGGTCACTGCTCGTCCTCCTCCTCGTCCCGCTCCGGGCGGGTCTGGACGGCCCACAGGACGCCGTCCCGGTTCTCGCCGTCGTCGACCTGCTCGGCCTCGGTCACCCGGTACACCCGACCCTGGACGAGCAGCCAGCCGCCCTCCGGCAGATCCGGGTCGGTCTCGGTCAGCGCCCCCATCGCCGCCCAGGCGTAGGCGCTGACGGTGTGGTCGGACCTGAGGTCACCGTCCCGTCGGATCGCCTCCCCCACCGCCTCGACCGCCTCGGTCTGGGCGCTGTAGTACCCCGGGTCTTTCTCAGTGATCAGCGGTTTCATTGTTCCTAGTCTCCTTCGTCGTAGTCTGGGCTGTCCGGGTCGAGGTCGCGAGTCCAGACGTGGTACAGTCCGTCCTCCATACTGGTTTCGGTGACGTCGTGCACCTTGCCGTAACCGATGAGCCACCCGGCTCGGTAGCTGCCGCCGTCGGCAGCCGGTCCGTGTGCCAGCAGCGCGCCGACCACGGCCTCGGCCATGTGGGCGGTCAGCGACTCCACAGTCTGTTCACACACGGCCTCCCGCGCCAGCGCCTGGCGAACCACCTCGACCATCTGTCCCCTGGCGCTCATGAGGTCAGCTGCCTAAAGCCCTCTACCGGGTTGGTGCGGTGCTCGGTCAGCTGGGCGCGAACCTTGTCCGCCAGGCCTGTCGGCGCCGGGGGCTCCTTCTCGTCCCAACGCTCGGGGACGATGTCGAAGTACATCGTGCGTCCCCGGGTGCCGTAGTCGCGCTCGTACACCTGCTTGCCGATCGCGGCGACCTGCGCGGCCTGCGCCGCCCCGGCCTCGTTGTCCGGGACCTCCACCACGATCGAGTCGTGGATCGCCAGCACCTGGATGCCCGGCAGCTGGCGCTCGACCTGGATCATCCAGGTCTTGCCCGACTGGGCCAGACCGCCCTGGATCACCGCGTTGAAGGCCTTGTGGCCGAACTCGTCCGGGCCGAACCAGCGCTTGCGCCCGTCGACCAGGTTCACGTACCCCGCGCCGCCCAGCGTGCGATCGGCCTTGCGCTGGATCTGGCGGGCGACTCGGGGGAACTCCGGGTAGGTGTGCTCGAAAGCCTGCTTCGCCTCCCGGGTCTCGTCCTCCGAGTAGTCGATCCCGGTGAACTCCAGGATCTGCTTGCGCAGGGTCCGGACCCCCGCGCCGTACAGCGTGCCGAACACGATGCGCTTGGCCACGCCCCGCAGGTCCTTGAATCGGGGGTCGTCCTCGGTGACGCCGAAGATGCGCTTGGCGTTGGCCCCGTGCAGGTCCTCGCCCGAGTCGATCACGTCCCACATCGCCCGGCAGTTCACCACCACCGTGGCTATTCGGACCTCGCCCTGCGGCAGGTCCATCTCCCACAGGGCGTGGCCCGGCCGGGCGTGGATGAGGTCGCGTACCGGGATGTCCCGGACCACCTCCGGCAGCTGGCCGTTGTGCGGTATCGCCTGCAGCTGGACCCGGCCGACAGCCAGGCGGCCGGAGATCGTGCCGCCGGGTTTCGCACCGGCCCGCTCCTCCGCCATCACGCACTGCTTGAAGCTGGTGCGTAGGCGCCCGTCCGCTCCGGTACGGTCGGCCCAGCCCCGGTACCACTTGCCCAGGGCGGACTTGCAGTGCGACCACTGGTCGTACTCGGCCGCGCCCGGGTGCCCCGACTGCATCAGCAGCCGCATCTGGGCCTCGTCGACCGAGGGCACGTTGGTCTTCTCCGACAGCTTCAGCGGCATGACCCCGAGCCCGCCCTCGGACTTCGGTGCGAAATAGAACCTGCGGATCTCGTCCAG